TTTCAGTTAGAGAAAATAGATTCCAATCAAATCATTTAGAAAACTCTGGATGGCATTTTTCGTTTTTTGTGTCACCTGAAGAAATTCAACATAAAATACAAACATACGCTCATCAAGAATATAATATTCCTGAAATTGTTAACATAGAAACGATTAAATCTAAAATTTATAACGGTTTGGATGTATTAAACAGACCTGACGTTATAATAAAAAAATTGAACAAAATTAGTGAAGATTTCCCAATAGAATTTTACAGACACGAAATATTTTTTAGAAACACTTTTGATAGACTTTATTTAAAACCTGAAACCAAAAGAAGACGAAATGGTTCAATGCAAATACCTTTAGAAATTGAAAACCTACAACTAACGGTTGCGAATCATCAACCTAAAATTATTGTTGAGATTGGAACTGCAAACGGAGGAACATTAGCGAGATGGTTTGAAATTCCATCGTCAGAAATTATTATTAGTATTGATTATCCAATAGGTAATCACGGAGGGCAAGGATTTGAGGAGAGAACTTATGTTATTTCTGACGCTTTGGAGCAAGCAAATTTAACTAATAAACAATTCTTTGCAATTAATGGAGATTCAAAACATCCTTATTTAGTTGAACGGTTAAGAGAGATTTTAGACGGAAAGAAAATTGATTTCTTATTTATTGATGGTGACCATACCTACGAAGGTGTTAGAGGGGATTTTGATATATATGAACAATTCTTAAATGAAAATTCTATTGTTGGATTTCACGATATACTTGATAGTGAATTTCACTCAGAGTTTAATTGTTTTGTTTCAATATTATGGTCGGAACTTAAACAAAAATACGAGAGTGTAGAATTTATGTATCCTCAATTATTAGACAAAAATATTTTAGAACTTTTTTATAATATGTCGTACCACAAAGGAGGTTTTGGGGGTATAGGTTATATTAACCACTCAAAAAAAAAAGTTCAATCTAAAAACATTTCTTTAGTTGTTCCAATTTATAATAATGTTGAAGACACAATAACAAATGTTAAAACAACTTTATTAACATCAAATCATATTGATGAGGTTATATTATATTCTAATGGTACAGATAATCAGGGAAATCAAAAATTAAAATTATTTGCTGAGTCCACTCCAATTATTAAATTAATTATTGTTGATGAGGCTATTGGTTTTGTAAAGGCAGTTAACGAATCATTTAAACTTTGTAAAAACGAATATATGCTTTGTTTAAATAGTGATGCGGTATTATATGATAATTGGGAAGAACAATTACTTAAATTATGTGAAAATGAAAAGAATGGGTTAATTGGACCGGTACTATGTGATGAGTTTATATTAGGTTGTTGTTTTATTGCAAAAAAATCCGTTTTAAATAAAATTGGGTTATTAAATGAGGGTTATGGTTTAGGTTATTGTGATGATGAAGATATATCTATTAGAGTTACATCTAATGGGTATGATTTAGGATATAGTTGTACTAAAACTGGATTTAATTGGGATGACCAATTTGTTAATTTTCCAATTATTCATCAACAAGGAAAATCATTTGGTTTAATTGATGGTGATTTTGTGTCTAAACAATTAAATTTAAACCAATTAAAAATGAAAAAATGGAAGGAAGACACTAATAAAGTTGTTGTTTTAAAAGATTTAAGTTATGATGATGTAAAATCTTTATTAAACGAGGAAGAAGTTTTTGTTGTTATTAATAAATCCGGAGATAATTTTGAAAAAATTAGATATGATGAGGATATTGTTAGATTATCTCATATTTTTGAATGTACAAACGATATGGTTATTGAGGATATAATTACCTCAACAACAAAAGGAAAAGAAGTTGAGTTTAGAAAAAATGAAGAAATTAAACAAATAAATAACACAGTAATGACAAGAATTGATATTATAAATTTATTAATTAGTAAACATAATTATAAAACCTATTTAGAAATTGGTGTTAGGAATCCAGATGATTGTCTTAACCATATTAAATGTGAATTAAAACACGGGGTTGACCCTGGTGTAGAGGGTGACTATCCGGTAACTTTTAATATGACCTCTGATGAATTTTTCGAGATTAATACCTCAACCTACGATATCATATTCATAGACGGGTTACATATTGATGAACAAGTTGAAAGGGATATTATTAATAGTTTAAAATTTTTAAGTGGAAATGGGACTATTCTTTTACACGATTGCAACCCCCCTGAAATATCTTATGGTAGAGAAGATTTTTATGATTACTCAACACCGGCTGGTATGGCTTGGAATGGTACTGTGTGGAAAGCAATTGTTAAAGTTAGAAGTGAAATTAATAATATATATACAAGTGTTGTTGATATTGATTGGGGTGTTGGGGTTATTCAAAAATCTAAAACACCAAATATGATTGTTAATGATAATATGTACTATTCATATACTAAATTTGCCCAAAATAGAAAAAATTATCTAAATTTAATTTCAACTGATGAGTTTATTCAGAAATATATAAATGAAGATATTGATAAAAAAAAAGCATTAACGTGGTTAGCTAAATATGACGATTATGCGTCAATGGGTATTTTATCTCAAAAAATACTTGGGAATTTAAAAACAACTAATGCTTCTTGTAAAGAAATTATTGGGGTTACTGAAACCAAAAATGAGTTAATCCACAATTTAATTAAAAAACCAATTAATCACGATTTGGGTATAATGTTTGCATATCCTGATATGGTTGGGGAATTAAAAGAATTTAAAATCAAAGTGGTTTATACCGGAGTTGATACCACAGGTGGTTATAGTCGATTTGTTGAAAAATCTAAAGAAATTGATTACATCCTAACACCATCCAATCTATCAAAAGATAGGATGATTAAAATGGGTGTGACAAAACCAATCTTTGTATTTCCTCACGGAATAGAAAAAAATGAATTCACATACAAACCAAGAGTAATGGGTGATAAGTTTAAATTCTTATATGTTGGTGAATGTAGTGATAGAAAAGGTATTTTCCACTTATTAAGAGCGTTTACTGAACTATATAAAAATAACCCAAATGTTGAATTACATTTAAAATCAAATACCGCAATGTTGTTCTATGGTGGTAATGAAGTTCAAAAATATGTTGATGAGAACTCAAATATATTTTGGGATAAATCCGATGTTGGTCACGAAAAAACTTTAGAGTTATACAATGAATGCCACGTCTACGTTTACCCATCAAGAGCAGACACTTTTGGTATGACAGTATTAGAAGCAATGGGTTGTGGGTTACCGGTTATTTCAACATCAGAGCCGGGGTCAACAGAATTAGTTAAAGGGATGTATTTTGAAATACCAACAAAAGAAATTCCTGTTATTGGTCATCCTTGGATGACTGGGAATTGGGGTGAACCAAACTTTGAAATGTTAAAACTTCAAATGAAAACTATTCAAGAAAATTATGATTCATTAACAAATCCTCAAAAATTACAACAAATCTCAGAGTTTGTTAATGAAAATTATTGTTGGGAAAAAATAACTGAAAATTTTGAGAATAATATATTACCAAAACTAACTAAAGAGGTTAAAATTGTTACATTATTAACATCATATAAAAGACCTCATCATATTAAAAATATAATTAATTGTCTTAAAGATATTAGAGAAAATGGTTATTCAAATGATGTGTATATTGTTGACAATACTAATGATGATTCAAAAGACGAGGTTACAAAAGTTATTAATGAAAACATTGATGATAAATTCACTTTATATTCGTCAAGTTTTAATTTAGGTCAACGAGGTGCCCTTCTTCAGATGTTAGATGATATTAACATTGATGATTATGATTTCATTCAATTCACTGACCAAGATAATTTATTATTGGAACCTTTGAGTACCTATTGTAATATTTTAAATGAGAATCCGGACATATTTTTTGCAACCGGTTATATGAGTAAAGAACACGGAGAACTTGGGTGGAAAAATACAAGGTTTGGTAATTTATGTGAAAAACGTTCATTAAGAGCGGGACATATGTTTATGAGGGTAAGTGATTTAAAAAATATGTTACCAATTCATTTAGATAGTCAATACGGACAACCACATAACTCATCTTGGTATGCGGGATTAGATTGGGAAGTTTCATATTGGAACCCAATGTCTCCGGGAAAAAGAACTAATGAAAATTTTGTATTATGTGTTCCGGGTGGTGTTTTACATAAAGGTGTTGATAGCACATTCTATGAGTGGGATGTTGACGCCAATGAATATACTTTAGAAGAGTTGATAAAATTAAGGAATTAATTTTTAGGTAAAAGATTATTTTCTCGTTTACCTAAATTTTCATATATCCTTAGAAGTTTTAAGGATTCGTAATAGTTTTTTTCTAACCTATCAAGTTCTTTTTCAGGAACACCTTTGTCACAAGCTTTTTCATAAGCATCTTTAGCTTCTGTAACAACATTTGATATTGTATTAATAAGTTTCATATCTATAAATATCAACCAACTCACCATTTATTAACAACAAATGTCAATTATATTTTAATAAAATCAAACTTTAGATTATTTATAGTAAAATAAAATTCATATAATGGCACAAATATATTATTTTAATCCGTGTTGCGGAGGTTTAGAACCATTTGGGATTCCAAATAATTCAAAACCATTCACACTTTTCCCTGGTTTTACCGATACTGTAGGAACTCAGTATGGTTTAGTCATCGGTTCATATTCAGGATGTGTAACATATAGTGGTAGTTCAACAACAAATTTAGGATTTGAAATAAAAAACTACGGAGCCACTCTTCCAACATTTTCATCATATGATTGTGATGTTTGTTTAGAATATATTTATCCTTGTGATGAACCACCTGTTATCACAACACCAACAATTATTGGGTATAAAAACGAATGTGGAATTATAACAATTTTACCAATGGGTGTAGTATGTAAAATATCTAACCCAACATCGTATGATGCTCAAGATGGTGAAGTTTCTGTATCAATAACTGGAGGGACCGCTCCATACACTGTTACTTGGTTGAATAATGGAAATGTCTCACCAGCATTAAATGGTATAGGTATAGGCTCATACACAGCAACTACTGTAGATTATTGGGGAGATTATACTGCGACAACAGTTTGTTACCTTGATGTTGAAAAAAATTGTTCATTTAATGCAACTATTGTGGAACAAGATATTAATAATTGTTTACCAACCGCTATGTCCGGATACACATTTGATTTAACATAAAAAACATATGCCAGCAACATTTTCAGCATCAACCTGTATATCCACTAATAATACTTCACCGGGACCATTTAATATCTATTTGGATAATAGTTATTCAACACCATTTTCTTCAGCAACACTTAATCAATTAATTAATTGCCCCTTTGTTATTGTAGTTCCAACAGGGACAACAACCTTATATTTTAAAGATACTATTAAAAATTTTTGTTTTACTACATCAATTCAAGATAATAACATATGTAGTAATTGTAAGTTAGGATTATCAAATTATTCTGCAACAACTACATCAAGATTATATTGTGGATTTTTAACCGGGTCTTGTCAAAATATTACAGATTACGTTATTCATTGGTATGGTCCAAACGATACAACAACATTAGTAAAAAGAACCGGATTTGGTTCAGTTTTTTCAGGAGAATATGATATTCAACACCCATTTTTAGGAACATCCTCAATACCTTTATCTGAGGGTATTTATACTCCTGTCATTCAAAAAGTAATTGTAAGTGGGTTAACTTTTTCAAATACAGGTGGAACAGGTAATGTGTTATTTAGTGGTAGTTGTTTACCAACAACAACCATACAACCATTAACTTGTTTAAATAATACTAACACAAACACCAAATATTGGTTAAGTGGTTATAACCATAACCTTAATTTTAATTCAGTCAGTCAAGGAACCCCTCAACCGGTTTCTGCAACATATGTAATATCCGCAAATACAAAATTTATGGCTTGGAGATTTAAAGGTAATTCAGTTCCTGACACATTTAAATTATCATTTAGTGGTAGTAATTATGGTGGTAATATAATTGGGTTAGAAAATTACGTAATTGGGTTAAATGGAAATACAAATTCATTTACACCATCTTTAATTTCTAAATCATCAATAACAACAAATTATTTTACAAAAATAACTTGTTTAACAGGTTTAACAGTAAATAATGGTGATAAAATCAAAATAGATATAATACCTGCAACTTCAAACACTGATTGGGACTTATTTATAACGTGTTTAGATAGTTATAATTGTAATAGTTGTGCGTATACTAATCCATATAAAATTATTGGTTCAACCATAACAGGAATTACAGGTAATTGTCAAACGTATGTACAATTCTCAGTATCAGGTTGTTCTTTAAATTCTCTACATAATGAAGATTATTTTAAATACTACAATTTCCCATCTAATGAGGGGTATTTACCATACCAAACCACCAATGCGGTGCTAAGCCCAAATAGTAATACAAATCAATGGTTAGATATTGAGAACACAAACTCAAATAATCAAATGCTTTATAAAAGTAACCCTCTTTTTTATTTTAATAGTAAATCTTGTTATTTTGCATCTCTTGCAATTCCTGGAGGTGGTACTACTTCGTGTCAGTCCGATACAAATGATACAACTTATAATAAAAAACAATTAACTGATGGTACTAATAGAGGAGTTTTTGGTATTACAGGTTCATCAACGGTAATATCAACATATTACAATTCTTGGACAAATATTATTAACTATTCTAACTTACAAGGTGGAAGTTCTAATAATACAAATTTAGGGTATTATCGATATTTTTATATGAGTTTACCTAAACCTATTCATCCCCATAATTGTGGTGATAGTAGTGGAAGAGTTCAAATCCAAATTCATCCAACATCAACAGTATTGACCGGTATAACGTCAAGTGGTAATTACTTTTTTAATCTCACCGCAAATACTATAACAACCGGTTATACTATTTCTAGTTGTGATATTGATTGTTCATCAAAAATTAATAGTTTATTAAGTGTTAACAGCGCGTCAACCGGAACAACAACTCTTTATAATCAATATTTCTCCGCCAACACAAGTTTTGGGTGGTATGGTATATATTATTCTAACCCATTTGAACAACTAACGATTTTAACCGCCAGCACACAAACTATGTCGGCACAAACAATTTATTTAAGTGTTGATACTAATCAATGGTCAACAAATACATACCCATATTCAGGAACATCACCATCAATAATACCATCATTTTCCGGTACTATATGTAACTATAAAAATCTTGGTATTAGTACACCTATTTGGGGGTCTTCTTATAATACCTCATATCTTTGTTATTACACAATAAGACTACCTAACTCCGCAGATACCCGTAGTTTTGAAATATGGTCAGCACCTATAGTCAATTATAGTGCTAACACAAATTTTAATAACGCAATTTTAGCATACAGATATTCAGGTGGAAATGTCACATATTCATCATCAACATATATAATCGGATAATTATGAATAAATATTATACAATAACACTGACACCGGGAACAACATCTCCAGGACCTTACACAATTTATCTTAACGGAAACCCACCGGCAGTAATCCCATTACTTTACCCTGAACTAACACTTGCACAAAATATTGAAATAGAAATATTACTTGCTGGCGTAACAGTTGAGGTACCGGATAACACTACATCTATTGTTGTTTATAATACATATTGTGGTAGTCCCTTATCTTTAATACCTCCAACAATATCAACATATTCTGATTTTTGTTTATCAGTATCGGCACCTAAAAAAGGGGGAACAAATGTAAGTAACACCCATTTTATTTATAACGGATTAGATTCTAATAATAAACCAACTTGGATAGACGAAAATGAACTTAACCCAAACTCAACAATTAATTGGGTTGGAAATCAGTGGTTATTATCTACAACAATATTTGGAAACTCAATATTTTCAACATCAGAATTAACATCATCAATAACATTCCCGAGTTCTTGGCAATGGACTAGTGCAGGACCGGGTAGTTTAATTTTAACATCAATTAATGCGATTGAAGGTAATTGTGGTATAGTAAGAAAACAATTATCTCCTGTTAGTGTGAATCAACCAACGTGTTTATGTGATGGTAGTATTATTTTTAACGTTACTTTAGATAACCCCCCATTTAATTATTCAATTGATAATGGTGTGACTTATTCTTCATCACCAATTTTTACAGAACTTTGTAGTGGAATTTATAGTATATCAGTAGTTGATTCATTGGGTGATGTTTATTCAAACTCAGTTACTTTAAATAATCCGGAACAATCCATTACTTATGAGATTTCTTTAAATACAACAAATACCACACCGGTTATTAATAATGTGTCAATTGTAAATTCTTATGAGACAACTATAATAGTAAGCCCACCACTACCTGATGGAGCAACAGTGGTATTTGATATAATACATAACAATAGTTTTTATTCATCACCAAATAGTGGAACATCAATATTAACTACATCAACAATTTTATATAAAAATAATAGTCAAGTAATATTAACAAACACGTCAAACAGTAAAAATGAATCCATCAATACAAATGCAGGTTGTCAAAAAGAATATATTTATCAATCAAACATTGATGACGTTTGGAGTTCATTAACAATAACTAATAACGATACAATTACAATTAGTACATCATCAAGAGTTGATAAAACAACATCGGGAGAATGTGTGGTTGGTTATAGTACAGATAGTTTCTCAATTAGTAATCCGGTTATTAGTGGATGTGATTGTTGTTCAATAAAAATTAACTAATAATAAAACACAGAATATTTATACAATATGGCATATATAGTTAAAAACACATCAGCATTAATTAACACAAGATTAACCGACACAGGTAGAAAAAAACTATCTGAAGGTAATTTTAACATTTCATATTTTCAAATTGGAGATAGTGAAGTTTCTTATAATACATTAACCGGAACATCTTATAATCAATCCAGTAACAATATATTAGAACCTAATTTTAATTCTCAAAATTCGGCACCCGGTCAAACTAATAAACAAAATGTTAAATACCCTATTTTTGTTAATTCGGGAAAAAATAGTGATTATGGTATTCCATTTTCAGAACCACTTGTTTCTCCAATATATAACAGAGCAACAATGAGAGGTTTTTTTAGTGGTAACACAACCACACCACCATCTAGTTGGAGTGCTTTAACTAGTACCGACTATGTCATCAACTCCAATTATGTTGTTGATATTTCAACATTTACCGGTGGGACACAAATTAAAATTATCTCATCTGCGTGTACCTCAACTATTGTTAGGTTACCTATGAAAGGTGATTTAATTACAATATATTTTGATGGTAGTTCTGTTTATTGTAGTACAGGACCAATATCAGTTACCCCAACATCAACACCAACGCCAACCCCAACACCATCATATGATGCTTGTATTATATACCCAACCCCAACACCATCCTCAACTTGTTGTGTTACAACACCAACAGGATGTACTCCAACACCTGTTGTAAACACTTTTGTTAATGTTAATAGTTGTTATAACATATTAACATATAGAATTGTTGACGTTTGTTTAAACATTATAACATTAGATAGGGTAACACCTAACTATTCATATATAGCTTCGGGATGTACATATGTTAGAACATTAGTATATCCTCCAAATATGACTAACTTATATGATAGTGTAACACCAACACAACATTGGAATACTGATGTTATTAACTTTGAATCGATATGTAATACAGATGAGTTTGATGTTAAAGTTTGGAATATGAACATTCCTTGGTCTGAAAATCCCGCTGGTTTAATTGAGACCGGAACAGTTTCTCCATCACAAGGTTATAAAACTTTTAACTCTAAATCATATATTGGAACTAAAGAATATTTAGGTTATATGTCTAATAGCGGGCAAACTTTTGTTGATTTAAATGGTAATACAGAAGAATCTGTTTATTACTACGATTCTTTTTACAATAAAATAAATGTAACTCCTGAAGAACAAAAATCTATTGGGATTATACACTATACAAATCAATCAATCGATTTCTATTATGGTGAGAAATTTGCTCTTGAACAACCAATTGCTGGAACAATAGCTGAGGATATAACAGGTGACGCTAGAAATTTTAAATTACATTTACCTTGGCTAATGTGGCATAAAAATTCTGATTGTTGTGTTGGGGAAACATTCTATGTTGTTCCACCTCAAGATAACTTTACAAGTGATGTGTCAACATTTTTTAAACCTCATTATATTAAGTCAACTAAAAATAGTGATATGAACACACCTGGTATTCGTTATTATTTTTTATGGGATGCACACCCAAATGCCTCTAATGGACGACCTAATAGAGTTGGTAAAGTATTTCCTGACCAAAAAATAATTGTTATTGATGATGAAGAATTAATCGCCGCGTTATCATATAAATCAAATCGTAATTGGACATTACCCGCACCAACAACATCATTAATTGTTCCAAATAGTTGTAGTTCAGATGATTCATCGTTTAAAGGCGTTTTAACAGGTGCTAACGAAACTATGTATGTTAGTTATTTATTAACTAATGTATCATCCGGAGCAACTAATTCATTACATTGTAATTATTATTCAAAAATATCCGGACCAAACGTTGATTGTGGGACACCAGGTAGTCAAAACGTTGCTGTTAGATTTGGTGGAGAATTTAATTGTTTAAACCAAATAACAAATAACACACTTTTTGATGGTTATGTTGCAAATAAGTTTCAACTGATTTGTCAACTAGTCACAGACGGAAGTAGACCACTGTCAAATGCTTGGAAAATAATTGATTTTACAAGTCAATTAAGCGCAACAACTATAAATGGATATATTACACAAAACGGATTAACCGGTAACACATTTGTCATAACAAACAATATGTATACAACCGCAACAACATATAACTTAAATAATTATATTTCACTACCTACAGTGGGTCAAACAGGACAAACCCTTAATTTTGGTGATGAATATTATTTTTATGGTTCATTAGAAACAGATATTCAAGCAACCATTTATGAAATGAGGTATAAGATAAATCTTGGTCAATCAGAATTTCAAACATCATCAAACCCAAGTTGGTCTCAAGGTGTTTCACCATATATTTCAGAAATTGGTCTTTACGATGATAAATTCAATCTTATGATTGTATCAAAGCTACAATCTCCTGTACAAAGACAGGGTATTCAACAGTTTTTAGTTAAATTTGATTTCTAAAAAAAACATATGAAAAAAACATTAAAAGAAAGCCCTAAAGTTTTAGGGCTTGATGTTTCTACCAAAACTATTGGATGGGCATTATTTGACATACAAAGTAGAGAATTATTAGAACTAACCCACGTATCACCAACTCCAAAACCAAAGGAAGATAACAAAATAAAAGAATTACTTCTTAAAGGTGAAATTTTTAGAACTAAACTTTTAGAATATAAAGATATGGGGATTACTAAAGTAATTATTGAGGAACCTTTATTAAACTCAAATAACGTCTACACAGTCCAAACATTGTTAAGGTTTAATACTTTGGTCACCAAAGAAATTTACGATGTTTTAGGGGTGGTTCCTGACTTTATATCGACATACAACTCTCGTAAGTTTGCCTTCCCCGAATTAGTTAAAGAAAATGATAAAGGTAAGTTTGTATTATTTGGTGGTCTTCCAAAAGACATTGATAAGAAACAAATTATTTGGGATTTAATAGCCAAAAAAGAACCACAAATAACTTGGCAATACACAAGAAACAATACCCTCAAAAAAGAAAACTTCGACCAAACAGACGCTTATTGTTGTGTCTTAGGTCATATGAGACAAGAAAATATATGGTAAAAAATAACCCCCTTAATTGGGGGTTTTTTTATTTATCACATATATGACTTAATGATAATATATTATTTTTTGGTCCACAACCAACTTTATAGAAATATTCATAATCAAATATTTCACCATCAATTATATTATTTGTGACACTCAATGAGAATCCATTATAAGTTGTAATATCTCGAACTAATGAATAACCATCCCCAATATAGGTCACTAAAATAGTGATTACATCATCCTGAACAACATTATATGATGTAGAATAAGTGGTTATTAAATTATTATTCCAAGAATAAAGAAGTTCATTATTTAACAATACCTTACCTTGTCCTTCACCTCTACATTGATTAGAAAATTTAAAATCTAATTTACATTTGTCACCACCAATATCTATCAATATATTATCAAGACATTTTTTACAATCACCATATAAGTTACCGTCCCAATTAGTAAAATAATTAACAGTACCTGAATCAAAAGTGTTTGAATATATACCTAAATACTGATTTAACGTTAATGTATTTCCAATTAATTCCCAACAAGTTCGTACACCTCTTTTGTCGGTAAATAATATTGTATTACCCAATTCCATTCCTTGAGTAACCAACATAGTTTGAAGAACCACAAGTGATTTTTCATTACCACCACACTCTCTGTAAGCGTAATACGTTGTTAACGGAGACGGTGTTGGTGTTGATGTTGACGCAGGTGTTTGAGTTAACGTAGGTGTTTGAGTTAACGTAGGTGTTGGTGTTAATGTATTAGTTGGCGTTAATGTTAGTGTTGGTGTTAATGTTGGTGTTAATGTATTTGTCGGAGTTAATGTGTTTGTAGGTGTTAATGTTGGTGTTGGAGTATTAGTTTGAGTTAATGTTGGTGTTGGAGTAACCGACGCACCCGGTGTTGGTGTTAATGTTGGTGTCGGTGTATTAGTTTGTGTCAATGTTGGTGTTGGAGTAACCGACGCACCCGGTGTTGGTGTTAATGTTTGAGTTAACGTAGGTGTTGGTGTTAATGTATTAGTTGGCGTTAATGTATTAGTTGGAGTTAATGTTGGTGTTGGCGTTAATGTTGGTGTTAATGTATTTGTAGGTGTTAATGTTGGCGTTGGGGTAGGCGAAGAACTTGGTATCGGTCCACAATATTCACAAGAAATATCATAATTAATAGTTGTACTAACTATTACAGTTGTGTTATGTAAAGATTCCGGGTCACAATTAGTTTTAACATAAATTGTATTATCCGGATAAGTTTCAACATTACCCGCACCAATTTGTGGTGAACTTTCAATTAATGTTGTAACCCAACCATAAAAATCACTATCCGTTGGGTATTCATCTAACGCGTACCCTGTGTAAATTACGCTAGACGTAACAAAAGTCCCTGCAGTAACACTAAGAGTAAAAATCGCACTATTTAAAACACAATTTGTGAACCCTGATGTTAAATCATAAAAACCTTCATTTAACATTTCTCGAGGACCTGTTTTGACAATAACAGGATTATCACCCAACGTTAAATTACCACTACAAACACTATAAGTTCCTGAACCATTATAAGTATTTATACCATCAATAACAATTTGTTTTGTTTTTGAGAAACCATCCGCATCAACTACTCTAAGAGAATAGGTGCCCGCAGATAAATTATTGACCGTCATACCAGTATCCCCATTTGACCATATAAAATCAAAAGGCGGTTTACCATCTAAAACATATGCAGATATTTCACCATTTGAATTTATCGCAAACTTATTACTCGATAAGTGAAAATCAACCGCAACTGAATTGTCAATTGTAAAAGGTAATGATTGATAACATTTAGTACTATCTACTACACTAGCAAGATAATTTCCTGAGGCTAAATTGTTAAAGGTATATGACATTACCGAAGTTGTCACTAATTGTGAGTTAATACTATAAGTATATGGTGGTGTACCTCCACTAGTTATATACAATGTCACACTTCCGTTGTTTTCACCACCGGTAGTTCCGGTAGTTGAGGTAGTTAAACCAAATAAAACATCATTATTAATTGTATATGTATTTGAATAAGTACAAGGGCCTAAATCTGTTACACTTAAAGTATAGGTCCCTGATGATAAATTTTCAAATCTCCAAACATTACTATCTATGATATTTGTTGTAATATTACCATTGGAGTCCGTTAAAATGTATGTGTATGGTGGTGTTCCACCTAATACAGTTATTGGACCTAATATTCCTGACAAGTCATTACATTTTGAATTGGTTGTATTAACAAACACGCTCGATATACCTGCGGGTGTTAATAATGTTGTTGACGAACTTGATTTACATAAACCGGCATCTGTAACTTCAACTGTAAATCCGCCCGGAGATAAACTTGTAAAAATAACCGTTCTATCAAAAGTAATTATTGACTCACCATTAGAGGCTAAATAATAAAATGGTGCCGTACCATCAACAACAATTACAGTCACTTCACCATCAGCGGTAAAACAACTTGGTTGAGTAACAAATAATGAACCAATTAAAACCGGACTTACTATATCCACATTAGCACTTTTAGAAACCCCACAACCACTATTATCAGTTACAGTCACACTATAAGTTCCTGCGGTCAACCCTGTTAATGAATCACCAATCACTCCGTTTGACCATAAGTAAGTATATGGTGGGTTACCTGTTAAACCACTAATAAATATTTTCCCTGAGTTTGTTGTACAACCAGCATCATTAACCACAAATAAATCATAATTTATTGTTGTTGAAGTTTTTACAATACAAGTTTCTGACATACCCGTACATCCGGCACCATCGTCAGCAATTACATAATATGTTCCAGCACTTAACGATGTGAATTCCGCAACATTTGAATATGGTGATGATGAGTCAATAAACCCTGATGTATTTTCATATAAAAAGAATGTTGCATTCCCATAAGAGTATGTTGTGGATGCAGTTATTGACCCGTTATTCAAACCACATAAAGTATCTGTGTGACTATCAATTGAAGTACAAGTACCACTAGATATTAAAACATTTACAGGTAAAACCGTGTTAGGTGAACAACTATCAATTATATTTAATGTGTAAGTTCCCGCACTTAAGAATATTTTGTTATAAGTAGTCACATCAACACCAAGCGGTATTACATCCGTAATTGGTGTTAACCATTGTATAGTATATGGAGGTGAATCTCCAATTATATCAAGAGTAAATCCTCCCGCAAAAGAGTTAGTACAATCACCTGTTATACTAATATTATATGTTAAATTACACGCCATTTTATGAGCAACTAATTGTAAAGTTTATTCCTACATCTATTTTTATATTCCAACCTAAATCTTTGTTAGCACAGTTTGTGTTAAATATTGTAACTGTTGTATTAGTATCATTAAAATAATAACCAAGACCTAGTGGGAGTAAACCATCTAAAGAATATCTTAAAGAAGTTTGCCATTTTTGATTAGTCGGCGCACTAAAAGTTTCATTAACCGCCGAACCACTAAAGAACCAATCGTGAATTATTAAAACACCATTAAACGTTATATCAACGTACCATTGTGATATTACACTAGTATTATCACAATTCTCTAAGTCATTATTTTTTATATAAGAATTAATAACAGAATTAAGAACACCATTAAAATTAGACACACTCTTCCCAAACGGATAAACATTACATTTTTTTGATTGACGAGGACAATCGGTATTATATATTGTAGTCGTTAATTCACACGGTTTACAAGGAACCGGAACAAATTGACAACCTCTTTGTCTTCTCCAAACAAATTTTTGTCTGTGAAAAATTGAATTTTCTAATTTAACACCTGTATTCCAAATAGTACTTGCCGGTATCATTTGCTCCACTAAACGAATCCAATAATCCCCCATACCATCGACATATTGTGTCATAGTCTCATAGGTAAAATTATCATTAGCAATACCAACAATATTTTCAGATTCTAAGTATCTCCAATAAATTGATTGTAATGTTGGATAACCACTGGTACCCCCATCTGTCGCAAATTGTCTATTTCTAACATTGATAGTATTCTTCCAAAATGTTTGAGCAAATTCAAAAAATGATTTATTTTTTGGTTGTGGATTAATCACTGTCCAATCCACATCACCTTTACTAGGATATATTGAAACCGGATTAGGGTCACAATATGTTGGTGGAACATAATTTAAACCTTCATTAGGAATTGGATAATTATATTGATTTGACATAGTCCAAACATCATATAATAACCCCTGACTTGGATTTAAAAACAAATCAACATTTTTAACATTAATTACTAAATTATCGTTATCTGTGTTATAAAAAGAATCAAACCCTCCATCAAAATTAGACCTAGTACCAATTTCAGTATCTACCCAACTTTTATTATTATCAATTGCCGGTCTTAAGTTAAACCCTAATGTAGTGTACGGTAATTGTCTATAAACATTTAAAAAATCTTGACCATAACTAAATGGGCTTAATTTAGTTTGATAGTTAGGGTTAGACCCTGTAAACACACTAGTTGTTAAATCAACTTGTTCCAAAGACCTATGTTTAGGTGTTGATTCAAACCAACCACTACCCATTTGAAAGAAATAAGAGTCCGTATTTACCGGAGATTTTGGATATCCAAAGTTATCAATAGGATAATCCGTAAGGCTCACATTTGAATCACTTAATTTTGTACTTGTTGTAAACCCTGTATAACCACTTCCTTGAATAAAAAAAACATATGTTGGGTCTAAAACAGGAACACTTTTTGAATATGTACCTCCCGAAATATTAGCAAATTGAGTGTTAAACTCATTTATATTGATTTTTTGGTCGGCTAAGTAAATGTATTCATTAAATTCAACTAAAGCATCAGGGGCACCAATCATTCTCATTAATGTTTCAATTGATTTTCTAGTACCTTTTGATTTAAACAAGTAAGCCGAATTAAGTATTAAATTGTTATAATAATTGTAATTTAATTCATCAGGTGTTTGAGATTGTGAAACACCGGCAAATGACGAAGTATCGTTATTTTTTTGACCAAAAACTGAGTTTAAAAAATCATCATTAGAAATTGGTGTTATATTTGTTGTCCAACCTAATGTTTGCGCCAAGTTTTTTAATAATTGAGATGGAATATCATTTCCCGAATTATAATTTACGGAATTCATATACGCCAAAGCATTAATGAATTTTTTAGTCTCATCAAAACTTCTACCATATATTTGTAAAACTTTTTGCACCTTTTGGTCAACAGTATCAAATTCTCTAAACGAATCTGTTGTTAAAAATCTTGAAACAAGATTTGTTTGGTAACTATCAAAAGACGCACTAATATCATTTAATGTTGTTAAATAAACCGTAAACGAATTTGTTAAAATATCTAAATTCCAAACACCCATTAAAGGCCAAGTAACATTTTCATTATTAATATAATATGAACCATCCTCACTTTCCATTGGAACTTTAAACACTGCCGTGTATATTGGAGATATATTTCTATTTAACAAAAATCGTTGTACCTCATCTAAGTCAACACTAAATATACGATTAACTTCGTGGTCATTAGGCCTAACTATAATATCATCAGTAGAACTTGTTTGTCCTGAAAATGGATTACCATTTACAAAAATCTTAAGAGTACCTGAAGATATTGAGCTAGTTGGGACAATTTGTTTAACGTCATACCCAACACCATTATAATATAAAGAATACTTAGCGTATTGAGTGGTCATATTACGTAATTCTGAAACTTGTATTTCTCTTAATTGTAAATTTCTTGTAGCGTTAACAGAAAAATCAATATCAAAAGGGTTTCTAATTCTACTAACAATTAAATCAAAATTAGTTTCATTTGTTATCTGATTATAAACTATATTTGTCGCTGTATCACCAGTCTTATAACTTTCATCCATAAAAGTGACTTCTAAAGCCGCAGGAAATTTACTAATAATGGTCTCAACAGATGTTGAAATTCTTTTAACCATTGACCCGTAAGTTGTAAAATTTGTAACTTCGGTTAAATCAAAATTAGGATAAACTTTAAAGTTGTTTTCAAATATCGCTCTTGATTGGTCAACACTCGAAAGTCCTAAACCCTCTAAATTAACCGGACTTGAAAATGTTCCTGTTGAAAATGTTCTATTAACTTTTTCACTTAAAGCTGTGGTAAATTCAAAATTACCTTGCGTTAATCCACCTCCAGCAATTAGTTGAAATCCAACTAAATTATCTGAGAATGTACCAGCACCTGTTGCCGGTTGTGGTGGACAAGTAAAATTTTGATTTGCCATTTTATTGTGTTATATTTGTAAAGTTTTTACTGAAATCAATATTATTTCCTCTATCTTGTCTAACTTCATATAATAAAGTATTAAATTGGTCTCTAATTTCGTATAAGTTGTATTGTTTGTAAATGTTATTACTTGTATCGTATAGAGTGTAGATACCGTCATCAATAGATTTAGTTTGATTACCATATAGAGCAATAGCCAATGTTGAAATGTCGTGTTCCGCAATCTCAATATCCAAACTGATAGGATTAAAGAAGGTATTAGTGATTATAATATTTTGATTTGGCTGTCCAATGTAAGGTGTTGCGTTTGGATTATTTGTTGGCGACGAAGACGGTGACACAGTACAAAACAATAAATTTGTATTGTTGTTAGTATAACGATATCTAATAGCTTTTTGTGATGAATTTGTTAAATTTTGAACAACCGGTTCACAAAAGAATGATGATGTAATTATTCTAAAGAAATTAGGTATTTTTGTACCATCCGAATTTAGATATTCAATTCTAAACCCAACTAATCCTTGACTAACAAATTTGTTTCTATAGTTTGATGGAACCGCATTTAAATCAATTATTAAACCTTTAACATTAGGTAGTGAAGATAACACACCACAATCCAATATAGTGGTTCTAATTTGAGCTGGTCTAAGAAATAAAGTATAAATACCTATTTTGTTAAATTGTTCCGCAGGTAGTCTTAAATTGTATAATCCCCCTAAAATTTCAATATTAGAGTTAACGCCTGTCGCGTCATTATTATAGTAAGGTGTTAATACAGATAACGCATCCAATTTTGTTAACACAAAGTTGTTTGTTTCATCTCTTGTTGGAGTATAATTCAATATTATCTCTACATCTTCCGGACTTACGTCTGCCGGTCTTATCGTTCCATAGGTTCCTGTTGCCATCTTATGTTGTTGCGTTAATTATGTTAAAAAATTTATATCCGTACTTTTCTAAACTACCGATACTGTTAACCTCACCAAGTCTTTCAATACTTTCTAAGGCGGAGTTTTTGCCCCTTTCAATAAATACATTGCTTTGTACTTCTGCTTCATCAATTATTCCTAATAATAGCTCATTTTTTACAATTGGTTGACAAACTACCGTATCAGTGGTCAAACCTGAGGATTCAGCAATGAAAAGTGTTGTACCATTGTTATAATCATAGTAGGTAATATCGTTAATTGTATAGGCGGTATATAACCCACCATCAAACACACCCAAGTATCTACCAATAAATCCAGTGTTTCCGGTTATATCATATGTAGTTACCGAATAAGGTGTAGGTCCATATTGTTTTAAATCAGTTAATGATGATGTTGTATATCCTGTAATTAAAAAAGGTACCGTTGTAAATTGAGTAATATCTTGAGTTGTTGAATCACAGTTACTATCACCACTGAATATATAATCATAAGGAACTAATATACCATTCCAATTACCCCCCATAGGAGTAAAGAATGCCTCACCTTTCGGATTAGATATTGTTGTTCCTGTAAACGGAAGTTGAACTGTTTTAGTTATTGTATTTGTACCCCACGGACTCATACCCGACATAGTAATTTGAGTTTCACCTGTAGAAGTATAATCGTGATATATTTGAGCCGTTGATGTTATAGATTGAGGTACTGAACCATCCCCCCAATCAACTTTATATGTCGAAAACTGTAAGTATTTCTTAAATTCAACATCAGATGTATTATAAAAATAAACTCTTTGGGGGTATAAAGTTGTCGCAGAAAATAAAAAATTTAACATTGTATCTTTTTGTACAACCATACCATCAAACACTGAATAATATCCAATATCCACAGTATTCTCAGTAATTAAAATAGGAACCGTTAAACCTGTTAATAATGAATCATATTGTGTGGTACCTGTATTGTATGTACCTCCCGATAACACTTCAGTCATTGCGGAATACGCATATGTTGAACCTGTTACTTTTATCTCAATCATTTTTGATGTAAGAACACAACATTCCTTAGAATATGATGTTCCCGTAATAGTGGCTCCGTTATAATTAACTTTAAATATGTCCCCACTAATCACACCAGGTGAAATCTTTATACTATAATTTTTATCTATCATAATTAAGGGTTAATATATTCATACCATTTTATGGAACTTACATCTCCAATTCTATTACCACCATTATCAAATATTTTATAAGTGTAATCGGTATAATCCAACACAACTTTATAATAGAAAAAATTTTCAGGTACAAATTGAAATAATGACGGAACTAACGGTAATACTTGAGGTGTTGTCATCATTTTAACAAAAATCCCCAATCTAGCATCAAAAAATTTAGCCGTCATATAAAAAGTTTCCGTAGTATTTGTTGAGTTAGGGTTAATATTTAAAAAATTCTTTTTTCTTAACCAATACAAGAAGAACCCTTCTTTATCCCCAACATAATCTAATTTAAATGAGGGTATTTTAATGTTAACAGGAGGTTTAGATGTTGATGTTAATCCTGTAACAGTAAACCCTTGTTGTACGGGTATAATTACACTAAAATAATTAGTCTGAGTTGTCGCTGATTTAGTGTCATAAAAATCCAATTTAAAGAACGATTTTGTAAAAGGTTTTATATAATAATAAATGTCTTTAGTTGTAAAACCTTCAGGTATATAACTTATTTTCCAATCTGTTGGAAGAGCTGTTGTTATATCTGAAGATGGATTAGGTGGGACTGTTGGAACTAAAACGTTATCATCATCAGGTAATAACACACTAAAAAAATGAAAATCATATTTAACGTCAGTTTTTGTATTACTACTATACGATGCGTGAGCAAATCTTAAAATTTCAAAATCATCCGCAACACCGGTAATTCTGTCAACAGCATATTGTTGATATTCATCAACAGCATCCGTTCTTCCTAAGAAATCCCATTTGATTTCTACAGGTAGATTAATATATTTGTCGTCACCTTTCGGTAATGTAAATTTAAATTTATTATTCACAACCATCGTTTTTAGGTTCAGCAGCACCGTAAAGTGTTGCATAATAGTGCCTATCGCTCTCTCTATAATTAGTTCCTTCCGGTGTTATTCTAAAAATAAAATTACCGTAAGGATAATGTGTACCATTTAAAAATGGGTAATCAACACCATTAAGTTCAGAATCTTTAAATCCGTATTCATATATGTCTCTCCATATAAATGAATTATAAGTTGTTGAGAAATATGAGTAATCAGGTATATCAGCAGTATTTTTGACTTCACCAGTTTCAATATAATCAGAAAAAACTCTAAGCGTTAATTTTCTATGTGGTTGATAATAATAACCATATCGACCTACAGTACCATTATTTTGATTTAAAACATTTGGAACTTGGAAAACATCACCATTATACGTAATTTTATGATAATTTTCACTTAACAATCTTTCTTTTTGTTCAAAATTATTCCATTCATAAAAACCACCATCTATAGTGTCACCACTTTGAAGTGACCTCACATAATTAAATTGAATTGTACCAGGAGTGGTCACATTGTAATTAGGCCCCACATAATTATCTATTGGAATACTTGTTATGTTTGATAAAGGATTCATCCACCAAGTATTAGGTGCAAATGAAGGTCTTAAAGGTAAATTAAACTCATAACCCTGTTTTAATTTGGTAACAGTATTACCCACAGTATTAAACATTAACCCAAAATATCCTTTCCACACAGTAGTCACAAATAATTCACTAATAGGTCTTTTATGATTATCCCTTAGTGGTTTAACATCAATATCTTTGTTAAAAGATAAAGAATAAGATTTAGCTCCTTCTTTGACTGAAACACGACTAATTTTATTAGGTGTGTATCCCGAACTTTCGTATTTTTTATTATCGCCAAAAACGTTTTGTTCAAATCCTGCATTAGTTAAAACACTATCATCAACATTTGTAATTATTTTATGTCTTAAAACATAATACTCTGATATAGTATCGTCAGCATTTTCATTATTAATTATCCGTTTAAAATTACCAAAATCGTCATTACTAAATATTGCAGTACTAAATCCAATATTATATATATTAAAAATATATTCATCATAATCAGGTAACCCATTTCCTAATGAATAAACTTGGAAAGTGTCTTCAAAACCGCTAAATGAATTTTTAATTTTAGCGTACTCACCAACAGATAATCCGTGTTTAACCGGACATTTAAATTGAATAACTCTATTACCATTAACCATTAAATCATTACCATTACTATCGCTAATATTTAAAATAAATGGAATCCCTTCGAACGCATAGAACTCATTAGCCGTTGAAGATGCCTCATCGTTAAAAAACAATTTTTTACCAGGTAAGTTTAAATAAGGATAACTAATAAAATGATTCCAATTATAAGTGGAGGCACTTTTAGTCACAAAATTAACGTGAACCATACCATTACTATCCGGTGTAGTATAACCTGAAGTATTATAATCACTTCTTATAAAATCAAATTCATTATATTGAGGATACCCTTCCCACTGCTCGCTATCAGGATTTGTTCGACATTGATTAACAGTATTTGTTGTTGAGTTTGTATAATATAATGTATTTTCTAATGGTGTATAATCACATTTACCCGAATACGCATTATCAAATAATAATACAAATTTACACACGGGTCTAAAAACTGTTGATTTCTCTCTCTCATCGTGAAATAATTGAGCTAAATTAATATCAATACTTCTATCAAACTCCTGTAAAGTTTTTGCCGTTTGAACCAATGGTGTTGGTATTGATAAATTAGTATCTGTAGCTGTCTTATAACGTAATGAACCTAAAACTATTCTTATTTCGTCTCTATTACCCATATTAATTTACTATAATTTCTGTATTAATCCATTTACCTTTAAATCTATCAAAAGATGAAGCTCCTCGTTTTAATCCAAAATAAAAATGAAATGGTGCGCCAACAGTTACTAACTGTTTATCAGTAGTTTGTGTATTTTGCGACCAAGCCGATGGCGCTGCAATTAAATCACCAGCACCATCCACTGCATAGATAAAACCTTTATCATCAACAATTGTAATTCCATAATTTCTAAAATATCTTGAGTTAACTTCTAATCTATCTAATGATTGATATTTAGATGAATATACATAACCGACATCCCCCTCGGCATACCACTCATTTCCATCCGTTCCAAAAATACTTGGACCATTTTCTATCTTCCATTGTGATAACGGTACTTCTTGAGAATAGATTGGGAAATTACTAAATGAACACCCTTGATTACTAATTAAACCTGTTGGGTCAATTATAGTTCTCTTTGGTGTAAGAAAATCTCTAGTTTGAGTATCCGACGAAAAGAAAATACCAATCTTCGCTTCACAACTAATAAATATTGGACTTTGTTTTGGTGCAGGTTCGTCCGGATAATTTGTTGATTGGAAAGCCGCTACACCTAATTCAGAACTAATAGAAATTAATTGAGAATAATCAGAATCAAACTTTAAATTCCTTCTTGTGTTAAAATATTGTAAAATATTTAAACCAAGTATGTTCTCTATTAAATCATTATTTAAAAATCGACTAATAATAAATAAATTAAGTATTTCATCTACCTGAGAAAAAGAAGATGAGTCCAATTTATTAGCAATATACCCATCATATTCATCAGACATTATAATTTCTTGTAAAAAATTACTTCTTGGGCCTAAATCCATTATTGTTGTCGGATATTTAATTGACCCAATAAATTGTTTACTATCACCATCATAACCTGCACATCTATAATAAAAGTTTCGACTACTTTTGTGTTGAATAACAACTTGTGTTGGATATTTAAATATCGGAACATTTGGTGTTGGAGATGTAGGAGACGTAAAACCAATGGTGTCATTTTTAAATGACATAACATATAAATTACCGTTAACCCAATTGTTACTGAATGTATGTGAAAAAACATTTCTACAAGCACCTAACATAACCATATTTCTTGCAATCCATTCTGACATTAACGCCCAATCATTTAACAATGATAAAAACATTGTGGTCACAAATTTATAACACCCTTTACTAAAAATTGATTTACCTAAAAATCTAGAACAACTTCCTTTGTTAATTTTAATTATCGCGTTATTTACAGTATTACGGGGGAGACAGTCTTGGCCATAACAATCTAAGTTTGCTGAACCATTACAGGTAAATGTTGTAAATAACCCATTAATATTTTTTTGATTTTGTAACTCATCCGCAATATCCGAACCAACCCCTGAACCAACCGTTCCTGTTGAACCTAGTGTTGATGTGATTCCCACAACACCCTTATCAGGTATTAGATAAGCTTGAAAGTTGTAATTTTTTTGTAATACCCAAGAATTACAACAAAATTCTGTTGGTACTGTTGAGGTCGGTAATCTATCACCTCTCATTATTTTTACTTTACCTGACGAACCAGTACTAAAATTTAAAGTATTTCCTGTTGTATTATATGTTGGTGAAAAATAATAAGATTTTATTGTATCAGTCGCATTAGCAACCGGATTAGCACTAATATTACGCCATCTGTTCCAACCACAATTTCTTCCTAAATCACAGTTATGACTTGCTCTTTCAAAATAACCAAACATTGCCATAATAGAATTTCCTTCAACAATCTCATTAGGTAGATAACCTTGATTGTTATTTATTAAATCGTATGATGGCCCATTAAATAGAAGACGAAATAAAGTACCATTAGTACCACAACCACCACAACCACCAGTCAAACGACTATTTCCATCAAAACTAAATCTTTTAGTAAATAAGTTAGTCGGAGAAACTGAAATTCCTAAACTATTATTTACATTAGCAACACCACCACTATTAACACGAGGATTAGACGTAGTCCCTACATTAACACAGCCAGGCGTAAAAGAACCTGACCTTCTATCTAACGATGAATAATAACTAATTAAATTAGACTCAAACCCACTATAACCCGCGGATATTAATACATTAGGGGTAGAAATGATTGTTGTCATATCCTCACTATACCCTGTAACAGTACCTAACACATCATTTGCTTGCGGAGTAAATAAATATGAATCATAATACAACTTATTACCCGTATAAGCATCACTACCAAGAGCATCTCTGGTTGTAACACCATTTACTGTAATTGAGGGATAATCCGTTTTTAAATGACTAATATTTTTAAACCCTTTCTGAATAGGGATATTCATTCTACAATTAGTTGATATTTTAATAGCGTCTTCATTAGCAAAACCAAATAGTTTACCTAACCCATACTCAATTTCAATTTTATCCGTATAAGGGTCGACACCTCTATTTAATATGATAACCCCCATAGCATCTTTATTCTTAATCGAATCTATTGGTCTTAAATAATAAGGTGTTGTGTCAGCCACCCCATTTTCAAGGTCGTTAGTATATTGAGTATTATATAATGTTGTTACATTCCGAATATATCTTTCATTTAATGAACCAGCAATTGGTGTGGTACTACACATTGAGGTAAACGCACTATATGTCATTCCTGTAATTACTTGGAAATACTCAACATCTGTTGGGAATCGATAAAGTTCATTATACTTAGTATTACCTGTTAGACTAACATTATAAGTTGAATTAGGTCCTGAAACAGTTGAATTCCCGTCAAAGCTAGCGTAAGATACCGGTACTGTTATTGCTCCCGTAGCAGTAGTCCCTGTTAATGGTCGAACTAAACCAGTTGTTCCCGTAATCGCATAATTACCAGCATAATTAAGAATAGGACTATTAGTATTAGGGTCTTTACTAAATGATGGGTTTTGAAACGCAATCATTTGACCTGAAGCATATTTTTTAATAGTTGTCTTATCACAAAGAATAACAATAGTATTATCGTAATGTTTTTTACCAAGGTTACTTTGTGGTTGATAGGTCACTCTAACTCTATTTACACCACCACCAGGATTAGTTGACCCACCATCAAAATATTTTGCTTTAACATTAAACAAATTAATTCTATCAGCAATTGGTAGTCCTGTTGTTATCCAAGTATACGAAGGAAGACCTTGTTCAGGAGATGGAAATGGAACCCCATATCCAGGATTCCCTGTTTGACCATCAAAATATAGACCCGTAAATTCATAATTAATTGCTAATCGTCTTGATGATTTTAATGGATATGAGTATGAAGTACCATTATAGACCGTAGTTGCAGTTTTTGGCATTTTCCAAGGGCCTAACGAAGATACTGTTAAAATAGGGTTGGCGATACTAAGTGCCGAACTTGATAAATCGTCTTTAATAATTGTTGGGCAAGGCACAATTTCTTCATTTTCGGTAGTTAATTCTTTATCACCATTATCTTCATCCGGATTTTCATTAACAGGGTCACCTTGTTTACAATCACACATATTACAATCAGGGTATGTTAATAAAGGTACCGATATACCACTTAAATCAATTTTCATTAATTGAGCAAAAATATAAACACATAATGCCGCAAACAATAAGTAAGATGCTCCTAATAGAATCTGTCCCCAAATAATTACCGGTCCAGTTATACCAACCCCAATAGAAGCAATAAAATGTTGTATTGCCACTACAAAATAATAAATTGAAAGGAAGAGAAAATATAACCTTAATATCCATACAATAAAATAAACAATATGTAAAAGAAGTATTATCGCATAAAATATTGGTGTTAATATTATACTTAAAAATGAAAATAACACATAAAAGAAATCAAACCTAAAATATCCGTCATTTGTTGGATATCGGTTATTTTGACTTTCACACACATTGTCCAATATGTTTTTAATACCTGTAAATCTTTGATATGACCCTGACCTGTATTCATCAATAAATTGTGAGACAGTATAAACTTTGTTATATTGCATCATATAAAACCTATCTTTACAATCGATGGCTTCTTGTATCATTTCCGGATAAGTTGTGTCATCACCATAATCATCCCAATCAAGACTAAACGCATATGATTTTTGTTGGAGAAGTGGGTCAGTTTCGACCCAATCTTTAATATTTGGAACTAAATAGTTTGCTCTTTTAGTTGACGCTGAAGCTGATGGAGATTGAGCCCATTTAATTTTAAATCTATATTTACCTTTTGTTGGAATTCCTTTGTCTGGGTCAGGAGATAATACTTGTTCCCCAAATTCATTAGTTATGTAATAATCCAAATTCATTGGGACATCTACCATCCAAGTCCCATTTTCATCAATAATTGTTCCACCTCCTTCTAAACCATATGATTCTAAAATAGGTCTTCCAATCGAATCTTCCTGTATTGTTTGTCTAATCGCTAATATTTCACCGGGACCTGTTGTTACATTACATAAAAAACCAGAATCTCTTGTTGGTTTATTATTTGCTCTAATTGCATTACTATCAGAATCTGAAATAATTGACCCCATAAAAATAGCCGTAGGTCGTATATCTATATTAGCTTCTCCCGTTAAATCAAAATCAGTTCTAGTAATACCTAAATTACATATTTCAGGTTGTCCCCATAATGGTTCTATTTCAATAGTTCTTTTAATATTAATAATTTGAGGTAATTCACCTAAATTGGTTGAGGACCTAAATTTGGTACCATCAACTTGATTTTCAGTTGCGACACCCATTCTAATTAAATCTTGAGGGGATAATGAAAATTCTCCAATATCAGATAAATCAATATCCACAACGATTGTATGAGAACCAACGGGAACCCCAAAAATCATATAGTCACCACTTTGATTGGTTACCGCATTATATTTAAAATATTTGTCATAAATGTCACTAAGAACAGGACTTAACAATACGTCTCTACGAGTAAAAAAAGTACCGGTTGGTACGTGAGCACTATAGGAAGGTTTATAAGGTAATAGATTGTATCTATACCCATCATCATTAACATCATACAAATTAGTGTATGGATAAATATTTGAGGTTACAGGGTCTTCTTTATCGACAGCATCTAAAGGAATAAAGACAGATACTTTAGCGTTTGGGATACCAAAACCATTGTTTACACTAATTCTACCAACAATAACACCGTAATCGGCACATTGTCGTGTGTAGATATCACTTTGAAGGATTTTTAAGGATAGAATTTCTAAATACTCGAACTCTTGGTCAATCATCACCTTTAATGAGGTGTCTACACCGACTTGGGTTCTTATTCTATAAGAATTTGACATATATTATCTTTTTTAATAAATAGTTTATACACTATTTTTAAAAGATAATTCATTATTATTTAAAATAAATTATTATGAGAAATTAACCGTTTTAAGATTTTTAACTCTAATGTTAATATCTTTGTTAGAATATCTGATTTGATAACTCTGTGTTGGTTCCGCATAAATGGTCTCATCAATCAACTGAATTTGTTTTGTTGTTGGGTCTGAATACCTTTGAGATGTTTGAGATGAAGAATATTGTCCACCAACGTTATTAAAGAATTGTACGTCAGATATAGTTATAACACCATTTTCATTTTGTAATAATCTTTTTAAATCAGAAACATTAACATTTTCACCCATTTGTCTATTTGACGGACTAAAATAATCAGAAACTACCGTTATTAACTGAGATATAACTGTTCCTTGATTTTGAGAGTTATCTAATACAACATCCACATTCACACTTAAATCAATTACATTAGCACTTTGAACTGAAACATAATCATTTATCATTCGATAATTTGATAGATAATTAGCGACATTATTTTTTAAAGTGTTTGAAACAACCTCTGTTAATGCCCCGGATTCATCATACGATAACATCTGTACAATGATTTTATTGTTGTTTTCCGTAATTGAAACTTTTGCGGGGGCACCATATTGAGATGGCATCGTTCTAATAATAGACTCATAGTCATTAACTGTAACCGCTCTATTTTGAGAAGAAAAATTATAAGAAACTAAATTTCTTACTTCTTCCGTTGTTGGGAAGTCTGCACCACCTATAGCCGCCACAACGTTTGTACATCTTAATGAGTTAACTACTGTTGTGTTCATACTCTCAGACGGACCATTAACAAAAAATGATATTGTACCTACTTGAGTAATAGTATTAACCCCTAAGTTACTTCCTGTTCCACCACCAACTCTATATTGAACAAATAGTGTCGTGTTTGCTTTCAACGTACTACCTAAACCTAAATTATTCGAGTATTTGTTTAAATTTAATGTAAACCCATTTGCCGCAAATTCTCTTAGTTGTTCGTCAGCAGATTGATTACCACCACCAAAAGTCATTTTTAAAAATCCTTCCGGAGTAAATTCCGAAATAAATTTATTACTTGTCTGAACATATTTTCCAACTTTTATACCAGGACTATCCGATACTTTTGTCGGGTCTTCAATGAAAACTCTGTCTTCCGCTAACGCTTGAACCTCGTACCATTTATTGTCTGTACTTAAAAATTCTTGAGATGAAGGTACGTTACTATATTGAGTTCCGTCTTTTAATAAAACACCTGTAATACCTAACACATTTTTTTCAGGTAAAAATAATTCATAAAAAGGTCTAACATCGTTTGGTGTTATAACTTTTTTAAATACTTTAGTCATTCCATTAACAACAGTTTCTCTCTTAGTTATAGTGTAATTTAATAACTTATTATTTGAATCAAAATTTGGTATTTTTAATCTATTTGGGAATCCTTCTGAATTAATTGGTGACGCAAAATCAATTTCATATACCGTTTCAAAAACTTGTCCAGCACCATTAAATTGAGACCCTCTTCTTAATACACCACAATAACTTAAATCTTCTTTATCACCATAAGCCGGAACCGTAATTGAAAAGTCAACCAAAGAAACCGATGGTCTCATTCCCGGTATTTTTAATCCATAAGTTTTTGCAATATTAAATACTGAAGACCTTTGTTGAGCATATTGTAATACTGTCTCTTGAATACTTCTATCAATATTAAATTGTAAGTTATCTGTTACCGCGGCATTAAGGTCTAATAAAACCGAGAATACCGATGCGTCATTAAAATTCTGAACAGTTTCAGGATAATAAGTTTTAGTGAAATTTATAAGTTCCGTTCTTATTGATTGGAAATCTCTAGTTGTATATGAAATCTTTTTATTAGCCATAATATTATATATTAATTATTACAAAATCACTAGAATTAAATACATCATCAGTAATAACATAATCAATTCTAACTTTAGCGGTATGTTCTAATTGAGCAATACCAGGTACTCTAAAAACTCTATCGTTCTCACCATTAACATAAGACCCTTTATCTTCTTGTCCGTCTGACGCCGCTGTTATATTAATACTTGTAAGTTTTAAATTTGGCATATATAGGTCAACAGCGTCACGTATTTCAGATTCTATTTGTGAAAACGTAGGTGCGTCCAATGGGTCAAAAAGAAATTCATATAATCTTGTTCCAAAATCCGGTAAATAATATCTTGTACCTTTTCTTGTTAACAAAAGATGTATTAAATTATTTCTGATTTCTTTTTCCGTTGTATTAGATAAATCTAAATATTTCCCTTCAAAAGAATCTCTGAAAGGAAAAGTCAAACCGTATGTTGTTCCATCTGCCATAACTATAAATATAGTGTCGTAACTATTTTTTATAAATACCCCTAAAATAAAAAATCACGACCTTAAGTCGTGATTTATATTCTTATTAAGAACCACATCCGAAACATTCAAATTCCGTATCTGTTGGTTTTTGAGTTAAATCAACTGTTGGTTTTTCAATTTGTTTTGGTTGACCTACTTTTGAAATGTCCACCGCCAAGTGTTTAGCTCCGGTTGATATTGCCTTTGTTCTAACATAATAACAAAGAGTTTTTAACCCTTTACCCCACGAATGGAAGTGTGATGATGAAATTTTTGATAATGTTGGATTAGACATATAGATATTCATTGATTGTGATTGGTCAATGAATGGTGCTCTGTCAGCCGCCATATCAATTAATTCTCTTTGAGATATCTCCCAAATTGTTTTGTACTTTGGAATTAAATGTTCAATTCTTTTAACTTTCTTGTTGTAATTTTTATCTTCTTGGTCAAGATAATTATTAAAGTTAATATTTTGAATTGACCCTTCATTCATAATAATTTCGTTTTTCAAATCTTCAGACCAAATACCTATTTTTTCAAAATCATTAATTAAGTATTTATTAACAATTAAAATTTCACCCCCAACTACACGACGATTAAATAATGCCGAGTGAGCCGGTTCTGTCATTTCAAATGAACCTGTAATTTTAGCTGAAGACGCAACTGGCATCTGAGCCGTGAATAAAGAGTTACAAACCCCGTGATTGGATACATCTAACTTAAGTGAGTCCCAATCCCACATTCTCCCTAATCCTTCGTAATCTAACCCCCACATATCAAATTGGAATATACCTTTTGACATTGGTGAACCTTTAAAGAATTTGTATGGTTTGTATTCACCTGATTTACATAATTCCATACTCTCGGTGATTGCCGCAAAATAGAT